TTCTAATGTAGAGTTACAGTATGACTATGGCTTAGGTAGTGTAGAGATGGTTTTTAGTAATGGATATTCTGTTACATTACATAGAAGAGATAGGAATACTTATACTGCATCTGTATGTTATGGTTTAGATACAATCGATAATATCTTGTGTAGAGATAGTTCAGATATTGATTATATTATTTTCATGTATCTTCTTTATAAAGCATATGTTGGTGTATGTGATATGTGTGGTGAGGGAGATGATAACTATGTTTTCACATATGATTGTGAGGAAGCTATCAATTTTGATGATATGTTCTATCATAGTATATCTTCATTGCATAAGTATTTTCTAACATTTATTAAGAGTGAAGAACTTGCAGATTATAAAATAGACGGAAAGAATGGTCTTAATGTTTTTACATTTGAAGATAGTGTATATGGTTCTTTTATTGTAGATTATATTCCTTATACTTTAGGTGGGCAAAAGAAAGACCTAATTGTATTTAGGTATAATGAGTTTGATAAGATATATTTCTATTATGACGTACTAAAGAGAGATTATGTAATAGAGAAGAATGATAGGGTTGTTAAGTATAGCAATATGTCATCTATTGTTAGGGATTTAAAATATTTGTTGCGTAAAGTTAATAGTTTGTCTGGTGGTAGTTTTGATAGTTCAATGTATTTAACATATAATCAACTGAATAGTACGTTATTTAGAATGATTTATAGTGTGTTATTGTAGTTTTAATAGTGTATGGATATGCTCCATACACTATTTTTTATTTAGTTTATACATTCATGTTGAAATTTTATATGTTAGGGGTTTACTACAAAATGTAGATGTGGTATTATGATTTTGCAAGGAATATTACATAAGTTTACAACTTATGTAAACACTTCATTGTCATGTAGGGTAAGTGATAATGACATATACGCACACATCTTTGTAATATTCCTTGTATGTATATTTTTATTTCATTTAATATGAAGGGGTTTTATTATGAAATTACAAAAGAAAAAAACTTTACTAACTGGTTTGGTTATGGCATCTCTTGTTGGTAGTACAGCAATGGCAGCTGGTGTCGATAACACTGTAAATGGTGGTTTTGGTGCTGAAGCTTATGGTTATACAAATACTATCACTGCAACAGGTACATCAGCATTTTCTGTTGGTTATCAAAATGAAGTATCTGGTGCTAATAGTATTGCATATGGTCATAATAATAAAGCAGTTGGTTCAAATTCTATTGCTGGAGGTGAAAACTCCGAAGCAAAAGGCTACAGTAGTGTAGCCATTGGCTCATCTGCACAAGCATTGTCAGATTATACCTTTGCAATCGGTAGTCAAGCACGTACTAATGGCGACAACACAGTAGCTATTGGCAATGGGGCATATGCAAGTAATAGTAACGCATTGGCTGTTGGTGCTGGTACTACAGCAGAGGGTAAAGATTCTCTTGCTATTGGTTCATTTGTTAAGTCTAATTCTAATAACAATGTAGCTATTGGTACATCAGTTACTACTAATAGTAATGATAGTGTTGGTATCGGTACAGCAGTTACTACTAATAGTAATAATAGTGTTGGTATTGGTAACAATGTTGTTAATAACCTTAGCAATAGTATTGGTATCGGTAACGGAGTTGCTACCGACTTTAATACTATTGGTATTGGCAATGGTGTTGAAACTAAGGTTAAAGATACTATTGCTGTTGGTAATGGAGTTATTTCCAATGGTGAATCTTCAGTAGCTATTGGTAATGCTATCCATGCCGATGGAGTTAGAAGCATAAACATTGGCACAAATGTATCTGCTAAAGGTGTATCTTCTATTGTTGTTGGTCGTGACACAGAGGTATCTGGTGATGATACTACAGTAGTAGGTGCTAACAATGGCATTGTTGGTGCTGACCAAAGTGCTGTTATTGGTTACAACAACAAAATGTTAGACAACTCCAAAGAGCAGTTAATCTTTGGTGTAAATTCTCAAACTAAAGGTCAAGGCTCCGTTGTGGTTGGTTCTCATGCAAGTGCTACAGAGATTGATGCATTAGCATTAGGCAACAACACTATTTCTGATGTACAGAATGGTGTTGCCATTGGCACTAATAGTGTTACTGAAAGTCCTGTTGGTACAGCTAGAGTACAGGACAATGCTACAGATATTCGTTTCTCTAACTCTACATTCGCAGGTTCTACACCTGATAGTGTAGTAAGTTTTGGTACTCATGGTCGTGCTGGCGCTGGTGGGGTAGCAGAATATACTCGTCAACTTCAAAATGTTGCCGCAGGCAGAATTTCTGCTACATCTACGGATGCTATTAATGGTTCTCAGTTGTATGATACGGCACTAGAAGCCCAAAAATATAATACTTTAGTAGATGGGTTTAATACTACTGTTACATCTAAAGACAACGATTTTGGAAGAAAAGAGTATAAGGTTAATGTTAATAAAACATTAAAAGATATGGATGCTGTTGAGTTTGGTAAAGATACAGATACTAATCATGCTGGTATTAATAAAGATGGTGCTTATTTCTTTAATGGTAGTGAGCATATTAATATTAAACCTACAGGTATTCAAATTGAGAATACTGATACATTAACACAAGCTACATTCAATAATGAAGGTATGCAAGTATCTGATGACAATGCTACTATTCGTTTCACTACTACAGATATTAGTGCTGGCGGACAACAAGTCCATGATGTAAAAGCAGGTACTAAGGATACAGATGCTGTTAATGTTAAACAGTTAAATGATAAAGCAAGTTCTCTAGATAAGGCTATTACATACAACACATTTAATATCAATAAAAATGCTGAAAAAATTGGTGAAAATGCTAATAACATCACTAAAAATGCATCTGACATTAAAGACTTAGGTAATAAGGTAGGTAAGAATACTGCTGATATTCAATCTTTAAATAATAAGATTGATGTTGTTGGTGAAGGTGCTGTAGTAAAAGCTAATAACTATACAGATAAACAAGTTGCTAAGGTTGGTGCTAACGCTGCCGCTTTGAGTGCCTTGCATCCATTATCTTTCAATGCCAATGAAAAGGTTGAGTATGCAGTAGGTTATGGTAACTATAAAGGTTCTAATGCTGTGGCAGTAGGTGTGTTCGCACATCCTAACGAAAATACATTATTATCTTTAGGTGCTACATTTGGTACTGGTGATAATATGATTAATGCTGGTGCGACATTCCGTATCGGTAAATCTTCTAAACAAGTTACTAATGCTAATACAGCCGTAGCTAAAGACGTTCAAGACTTGGCTAAGAAATACGAAGCTTTGGCTCAAAAATATGATAATCTTGTTAAACATTTAAATGCTGTTGAAGGTACTGATTTTGACGTAGAATATCCTGATGTACCTAAAACACATTGGGCATATGATTTTGTTAAAGATTTGTCTGATAAAGGTTTCTTAGTAGGTTACCCAGATGGCACATATAAAGGCGATAAAGCTATGACTCGTTATGAGTTCGCAACTGCTTTATATCGTGCATTACAACGTGGTGCTGTAATGGATGCTAACATGGTTAAAGCTATTAAAGAGTTTGAACCTGAATTGAAAGACGTAGAAAAAGCACAACGATTTGTAGTTGTACGTGAAAGTGGTTCTGATAATGAAATTCACAAAGTTGAACGTGTTCAAGTAAACACTCAATATGGTGAACATACATATCGTGATGCTTATGGTACAGAATTGAAATAATTTCATAGTCTTAAAAGAGTAGGTAGATAATACCTACTCTTTTTTATTTTGCAATTACAAAACTTTACAATACATAGTATGTATGTTATATTATAAGTGTATATTATGTTATTGTATAAGAGGTGATTGAGTGTGAAAGATAGAGATACTAATAAAGCTATTGTAGGGTTAATTGAAAGCGTAGATAGTGTGACAGATACAATGTGTAATATATCTGTACGTGGTGTTAATAGAAAGTTCTTAGTTCCTAAGTGGTGGACTATTAATAATAAGATAGTAATATGTTTTAAAGGGTTTCAATTTAGAAATAAAAAACTAGAATGTGATTATATGGTTATACCTATTTCTGTGTTGCAGAATATAAAATCTAAGAAGTATATCGTTGGGAGTGACGTATCTAGTGTGTTATCAAATGTTGATACATCATATCTTGTAAAAGAAATAAACATGAATTATATTGAAAATTATAGTTAGGAGATTTTTATGTTAAGTCAAGAGTTACGACCTAAGACATTAGATGATATGGCTGGTCAAGAAGAGGCTAAACGTCTAATAAAGGCAATTATTAAAAACCCAGAAAATGCACCTAAAGTGTTGTTGTTTTGTGGTAGCTTTGGCACTGGTAAATGTGTTACAGGTGATACAAGGGTTCATACAAGTGATGGGTATAAAAGAATAGATGAGTTAATACAAAATCCTGAATATGACAAGGATGGATTTATGGATGTATCTCCTCAAAATATTAAGGTTGTAGGTGATAGATTAGCAACTCATCATTATTATGGTGGAAAGAAAAAAGTAGTTAAGATTAGTTCTAGAGAGTTTTCTATTAAAGGTACACCTAATCATAGAGTTAAGGTATATGGTGGTAAGGGTGGTTTAGTGTGGAAGCGTTTAGATAAGATTACAAAAGATGATTATGTTGCAATTCCTATTAAAGATGTTATCTTGTTTGATAATAAATCAGAAGACTATTCATTCTTTAGGGGTGGTGCATCAGAGTTTGATAAGGGTTTTATCTTAGGTTCTATATTCTCACAAAGTATCGGTAATGGTGTAGATTTATCAGAAATGTCTGATACGATTGATATTTCTGGGAATAGTGAAAGCATTAATTCTTTTTGTTGTAGAGTTGATGGTTTAATAGAAGATATAAGTTATAATCATGTTAGGTTTTCACATAAAGATTTATCTAAGTACATTTATGAATATGGTTTATCTCATAATGTGCCTGAGTTTGTATTTTCATCTAATAGAAAATTCATTGTAGGGTTTCTAAGTGCTTTCTTTAGTTTCTTAGGTGATTATGATTTTACTGTGTCATCTCTTTCTGAAAGTGTTGCTAGAGATATACAAAATCTTTTATATCTTTTAGGTATTGTTTCATCTGTTATTGAGACTAGTACTTATAAGTGTAAACTATCTATTCTGCATAGACGTAGTAGAGAAGTATTCTGTGATACTATTGTTATATCAGATGATATTCAGGGAGTTCTATTGCGTAAATCTATTTGTAATATGACATCTAAAGAGGAGTATATTCCAAATAACACATATACAAAGTTCATTACAGCTAGGATTCGTCATTTGTTGCGTAGTACTGCTTTAGACGATTCACTTTCAAGTCATATTAATTTTGATAAATGGTTTTCTTTTATAAAGTATGATGATAGAAAGTCGTTATCTTTAAAGTCATATCATGATGTGTTAGAACATGCTAACATGGATATCTTTAAAGATAGAACATTGAAACACTTTGATACATTACTTAATACTCATATCTTCGTTAGGGTTTCTGATATAAAGGAATTGTCTAGTTATGATGTGTATGATTTGACTGTAGAGGGTACACATACGTTTACAGCTAATGGGTTGATTAATCATAATACGACTGCATCACGTGTTGTTGGTAGGGAGTTAAATAATATTAAAGATGATAATTATGATTTATTAAACTCGCCTTTCTATTATGAGTTTGACTCTACTGTTGTAGGTAATGTAGAAGAGATTAAAAAATTACGTGATATCTTTACTGTTTCATTTGGTGATTATTGGAGAATTGTCGTCCTTGACGAATGTGTTCATTATGACACACGAATTCATGTAATGGATGAGAATGGGAATACATTCTTAGAGAAGATTGGTAAGTTAGTTTCTAAAAAACCTAAAGGTTGGAAAGCATTATCTGTAGATGATAGAGGTAATTTCTCTTATAAGCCAATACTTAATTTCTTTAATAATGGTAAGAAAGATTTCTATAAGGTTGGCATAGAAGTTTCTAGGATGGGTAGTCTTAGTAGGGTAAATAAGTATACTAAGAATGTTGTTTGTACTGAAAATCACAGATTTTTTGATGATAATTTTAGTGAGGTATATCTTAGAGATTTAAAAGTTGGCGATGTTGTATCAACTTATGAAGACTATGGTAACAATAGAGTTTTAAAGAGGGCAATAAAAAACCTAAATACTGAATATAATTTAAGTGATGATGTTATTTCATTTTTACGTGGTTCAGTTTTGGGTGATGGAAGTATTGATGTTCTTAGGTCAGGTTCTTTGAGGTATAGATTTACACAGAGTAGTAAGCATGACAAGTATTTTGATGTTGTAAAAAGCATTTTAGGTGACTTATATTGTTGTGATAGGGTAGGTAAGAGTGGTTATGGTGGTAAAGATATTTTAACTGTAACTTCTCGTGTGTGCGATTCATTTAAAGACATATTCTCTAGTCTTTTTGTTAATGGTAAGAAGAGAATAACTAGAGAATATTTAGACTCACTAACATCTTTATCTATTGCTGTATGGTATATGGATGATGGTTCTTTAATTCATCATTGTGGTAGAGAGAGTTCAGTTGCATTATCGACTCATTCTTATTCTAAGGAAGAAAATCTAATCATTATAGATTACTTTAAAGAAGTTTATGATATACACTTTAAAATGGGACATGATAAGAGGTGTGATAAGTATTATATTTATGTGAGTCAGAAATCTGATAGATATAAATTTTTATCTTTAGTTTCTGATTATATTATAGATTTATTTCAGTATAAATTGGGGAATAATTTTAAATGTAATAATAGATTAAAAGATATAGTTCCCATAGAGCGTATAGACTATAAAGGTGATTTCAAATTTGTAGGTAAAGGTGTCATAAAATCTATAACACCATATAAAGATTCACATGTTAGTGCTTATGATATTGAGGTTGCTGATAATCATAACTATATAACAAGTGGTGGTGTTATATTACATAATTGTCATACTGTATCTGCTACTGCCCAAGCCGCTATGCTTAAAATGTTTGAAGAGACTAAAGGTAAGACGATTTATATTCTAGCGACTACAGACCCTCAAAAGTTGCTACCGACTATACGTAGTAGGGCATTAGAGATTAATTTCAACGATGTTCCAGTAGAGGCTATTGTAGATAACTTAACTAAGGTGTCAGAAGATAGAGGTTTAAATCTTTCTGAAGAGATTAAGTTATTGATAGCTGATAGGTCTGGCGGACATATGCGTAATGCACATATGCTATTAGATAAGTATATTTTATTGGGTGAGGAAGATTTCAAGGATAGTATTAAATCATCTGTAACATTATTCTGTGATTACCTAATTGCTACGTATAAGAATGATAAAGATGCTGTATTATCTAATATCAATGATTTATTAAGCATACCTAAAGATAATCTACAGTCTGATTGGTCTATCGTGATGACAGAGAGTTTACGTTCTTTCTGTGGGTTTGATTGTAGGCATAAAGATATCAAGAGATTGGTAGATACATATGGGAGTGATTTCAATATAATTGCTCAGTGCTATATGTCTACATGGGTTAAAAATATGTTCATTGATATACCTTATACACAAGCTACATTATTAAATATGTATAAGGTGGTACAAGGTGCTTTAGAAAAGAAACGTACACAAAGTGGTGTTGGTTCTGTTTCGTCTGTTGCTAGTAAATATGGTAGACCTGTTAGATAATAAAGTTTAGTAAATTTTTGTAATTAATACTTGCATATGTTTAGTGTTTGTGTTAATATATAGTCAAGGGTTGAGTACAGCGTATAGTATGTACATAACAACACATAGTCTACATTATTTTTTTTCACTCCTATGTTGTACCTAACTTAATAATTAGCAAATGTAATAAAGATGCGTACAGCAATAATTATCTGCCAGGTTTTTAGATATAAGGCATCTTGTTACATAAAAAATTATATTTTAAAGACTCAAACAGCTAATTTATGTTGGGTATACATTAATTGAGTCTTGTATAAAATATAGTGATAAAATTATATATAGAGGGGTAAAAGTTATAAAAGACTCGTACAGCTATTAATCAATTTTTATGCTTGGAAAATAAAAACGACTGAGTCTTGTTCATAATTTAATCTCCTTTTAAATAATAGACCCGTACAGCTATTATCTTTATGGTGAATGAAAAAGAAGAAACGATGGTAGATTATGCTACTGTTAACCAAACCACTTCTTTATGCTAGTATAAGGTCATATCACAATTTTATATAAGATTTCTATTGATTTGGGTCTGGATGTTAAAAAATCATAGTTTGATTATATAATCTTAAAGATAGTGTAAGTGATATGATTTAGCATAGAGGGGTGGTTTTTTATGTCTGAAAATAATGAAAAAGAGACATACACTCTAGATGAAATTCTAGAGACAAATGCAGTTGGTTTTGAGGCAACTTTAGAGGAGATAAGTAATTGTATCTTCAAGAAAGATTTTGAGAGTATTATGAATCTTCCTGAAAACTTCATTGTTGAGGGGTTGTCTTATAATGAGATGCACAATAAACTGTTAGGCTATTATATGTTTCAATTAACAATTTTTACAGAGACTTATAGTGGTACTAAAGATTTACTAGCGTTTCTTAAAGAGTTACGTACTATGATAGAAAAGTATGCTAAGCTTTTTACAGATAGATTATTAGAAGTTGGGTTAATTTTGCCTAGTTATATTCATTAATTATAGAGGAGATTATTATGGATTTCATGACATTATTATCAAAGAATGAGAAAACAACTACAACTAATGGTGCTGTTTCTTATAAAACAACAGGTAGTGCTTTGTTAGATTTAAACAATTCAGTACCTTTGTTACGTAATAAAGCCATTGAGTATTTATCTAATAGCAATTTAATTGCATTAGATACTATACTTTCTTTATTTAAAAAATCTGTTATGGAAGATGCTAACTACACATTTAAGTGGTTAATGTACCTACGTGATATTAATGATGGATTGGGTGAGCGTTCTTCTTATCGTTTAATCTTAACTGAGATTGCTAATAATGTACCTGAGTTAGTTTTTGCGTTGTTACAAACTAAAAAGTTACAGGAATTAGGTCGTTTTGATGACTTGATTTATGTGTGGGATAATACAACAAATGAAAACTCTAAAGGCTATATTTTTAATTATTTAAAATATCAACTAAGCGAAGATATTTTATTGGATAAAAGTGGTGAGAGCATTTCTTTGTTGGCTAAGTGGTTGCCATCTGAAAATACTACTTCACGTAAAACTAAAAAATTAGCTACTAGAGTTAGAAAAGCTTTGGGTATGTCCTCTAAGTCTTATCGTAAAATGCTATCTACTTTACGTAAGAACATTGATGTGGTTGAACGTAAAATGTCTAACAATCAGTGGGGTAAGATTAATTATCAATGTGTTACTTCTAAGGCTAATTTGATTTATCGTAATGCATTTATGAGACATGATGAAGATAGACGTTCTAAGTATTTAGAAGATTTATCAAATGGTGATGTTAAGATTAACGCTGGTAAGATGTACTTATATGACATTATCAGTAAGTATAAAAATAGATGGGATAGCGAAGTTGATGAAACATTAGAGGCTTTATGGGATGCTCAGGAAGTACCTAAAGATTATAATGATATCTTAGTGGTACGTGATGGTAGTGGTTCTATGACAACTAGTGCTTTTGGTACAAATGTTTCTGTGTTAGATATTGCTGATGCATTGACAATTTATACTGCACAGCATAATAAGTCTGAGTTTTATAAAGATAAATTCATTACATTTAGTAATTCACCAAAGGTTGTTGATTTATCTAATTGCAATACGTTACGTAATAAGCTTTCTGTTTTAGATGGGTATGCTGATTGGACTTCTACTAATGTTGAAAGTGTATTTGATTTAATTTTAGAGACTTCCGTTAAGAATAAAGTAGATGCTAAAGATTTACCTAGTACTGTTTTGGTTGTATCTGATATGCAATTTAATTCTGCTATGAGGACAAGTCCAGACAATGGTACTTTATTTGAAAGTATCTCTAAGAAGTTTGAATCTGTAGGTTATAAGTTACCTAAGTTAGTATTTTGGAATGTTTCTTCTTATAATGACACAGTACCATTACAGAAAAATGATAATGGGTTGGTTATTATGAGTGGGTTTTCTAAAAATAATATCGATATGATTTTACATGATAACTTAGACCCATTAGAAGTTCTAAAGGCTGAGTTAGATAGTAAATATAGCTTTATTGATACTATCATTAGTAAATCTTAATAATTACATATAAATAATAATATAAAAGAGTAGATATTTATTATCTACTCTTTTTATGTTATAATTTAAGTTAGTAGTTACATTTTCTAACTAACAGTCTATATTTTGGATTTGGGGTATTAAAGAATGGCTTTACAACTTTATGAAGATGATTTGTTAGATGAAGAGGTGCTTTCTACTAAGTTAATAACATTAGCTGAGATTATAGTAAGGAAGCATTTCTATGCCAGTAGGGAAGATAAAGAAGATTTAGTTTCTATTGGTGTTTTAAAAGCTGTGAGAATGATTCATAGTGATAATTTTAGAAGTGATAAGGGTAATTTATGCACATTCTTATACACAGGTATGCGTAATGACATGCATAACTTCTTATATCATAAGAATAAGTTTGATACAGTAGATTTTGATACAACTTTTGATGATGGTGGTAGTTTAGATTATTATTTTGAAGATGAGGTAGCATCTGTTGATTATAGTCTAGTACATTTAGTTTGTATGAGGTTTAAGTGCTTTGGTGATGCTTTAGAAGATAAAGTTATTTCTAAGTTAAAATCTTATGGTTTTAAACTAGATGGGTATATTTCTCATAAGGTTGGCAGTCAACTAAAATGCAGTAATGATATTGTTAACCGTGTTGTTGGGTTACTCTTTTGGGAAATGAGACAGAGAGAGTTGAGTTCATTATTTAAGGATGGTGTCTTATGAGTTCTTATGGTTCTATTTCTACAATCACTATGAGTGATGAAGAGAAAGATTTATACGCTGAGTATTTGAGTGTTTCTATTGGCAATCCTGCACTAGAGTTTGTTAAATATATGTTAGGTGATGATTATTTAAAATTCATCGATATTTGTAGTGGTACAAATTTCAATATTCCTAGCAATAAAGCTTTAGAGAGGGGAATTAATAATGTTAAGATGTATGCTTATGTTAAGAAATGGAATTTCTCTAATGCATCTATTGTAAATGCTGGTAATATTTATAAGAAAACAGAATTAGCTACAAGACGTATTGTTTTGTCAGTTGCGAACGCTTTAGGTGTTAAAGATACATTAGAGGGTGAGGCTTTGGTTAATTTTGTAGAAAATATTGAACCATATGCTGTTAAGAAGAATGTAGAGAATTCTTCTGATAGTATTAGTGGTGATAACGATACTTCTGAAACTTCAGAAGATGGTAATGTGTAGGTTTGTTAAAAAGTAGGTAATATAGTTATAATATGGTATCTCCTATGGATAATAATGATTTAATCTCTATTCTAGCTAAAGGTGAGGAAGAAGAGGTTAAACAGGATACTAAAGATAGTCAAGTAGGAAGTGAGTATACAGAAGATGATAGCAATGGTAGTGTTGGTACTTCTTTAAAGACAACAATGTCAGCTATGGATGTATTAGACATTGAGGATAGTTCTAGTCATAGTACAACAGGTATATCTAGTGGTAGTGGTGATGTTAGTCAAGATTTAGAGAATTGGATTGATGGTAAGGATTTAGCACCGTCTGATGATTTGAATCGTTTTGTAAGTGCTACAGATGTAAAATTCAAGTATGGGTTAACACATAATACATTAAATAATTTTACATTGATGGCACAGTTACAAAAGTTTCTAGATACATCTAATGAGATTTTGTTTAGTGAATCTGCCGCTATGAACCTTTCTCCTGAAGAGTTAGAAAGTAGGGTTAGGATGGCATTTACAATGTATGCTGAGTTGTCTAGAATTAATCAACGTACAGCATTAGCATTGGAAGAACAGCGTAGAAAATATAATGATGGTTCTACTGATATTGATAAGCTTTCATTGTTATTGTCCTCTGTACCTAGTGATAAGCTAAAAGAGATTTTATATGCAATTACAAAGTCAAAGGGTTGATATATGGGTAATTCTAGAATAGAAGATTTATTAGGTGATTCTAGTTCATATACTGCTATGACTGATAAGGAAAAAGACTATTTTGTAAAACTTCTACAAGAGGAGATGCAACGTAGGGAGGATAGTGGTAGAGTTGAACAGGTAAGAGATATAGTTAGGATTGAGGATTGGATTAATTCTGACTATTATGTGGGGTCTGACCAGAAGAGCATATACCCTTATTGGAAAGACTTTATAGTTGATATTTTTAGGGATACAAGAAAAGACGATGAAAAGATTAATTCCGTCATACTCTCGGGTTCAATCGGGGTCGGGAAAAGCACCGTTGCTGAGTTAATCATGATGCGTAAGATGTATGAGTTGTCTTGCTTTAGAAATATCAATGCTATGTTCAATTTGATGTCTAAGACAAATATTATGTTCTTATATTTTTCAGTTAATCAGAAACAGGCAGAACGTACTGGTTTTGGTGAGTATAGGGCATTGATTGATAATTCACCTTATTTCAATGAAAACTTCCAAAGGAATCCTAGACTTAATTCATTATTAGTATTCCCAGAGGGTATTTCATATGCATATGGTTCAAGTGCTAGTGATAGTATTGGTATGAGTGTAATATGCTCAATGCTTGACGAAGCTAACTTCTTAGGTGGTAATGGGCCGTCTAAAGACAGTGAGAAAGCTACTGACTTATATGCTAATATCGTAAATAGGTCTAACTCACGTTTTATCGTAGATGGTGGTATCAATCACTCATTAAATATTTTGGTATCATCAGCCACATATGAAAACTCAGCTACAGAACGTCAAATTAGGTTGTCTAGAAATGACCCACATACAATCGTTGCCGCTCCTGCTCAATGGGATGTAAAGCCTAAGAACTTTAGTAAGAAGTTTTTCTATGTATTTAAGGGTTCTAATTACTTAGAAGCTAATATAGTAAATTCTACAGATGATGTAAACAATTATAGAGTTTCTGAGGGCATGTCTAAACATAAGTACATTGATGGTTTAGAGGATTATGAATCCATTAATAAAGCTATAGAAGAGTTACCACCTCATATGCAGACTAAGTTTTTAAAAGTTCCTGTAGATTTGAGGAATGGTTTTGAGGCTAACTTGTTAAGGTCTTTACAGGATATTGGTGGTGTATCTACAGGCTCACAAGGTAAATTATTTAGTTCACCTATGGTATTGCAAGATTGTATAGATGTAAATAGACATCATCCGTTTGTATCAAAAGAGATAGTAATATCTACAGGTGATGATATTAATGTTAAAGATTATTTGAGGGATGATTTTAGGTTAAAGTACCCTGAAAGACCTAGATATCTTCATATTGACCAATCGTTTAGGACAGATAGTACTGGTATATCATGTGTGTATGTTGATGATATCGTAGAAGAAGATGGTGTTAAAAAGCCTGTATTTGGGGTTGACTTTATGTTACGTATCAATCCACCAAAGCCGCCTAAAAAGATAGCGATTTATAAAATACGTAACTTTGTTATTTATCTTGTAAATGTTATCGGAATGAAGATAGGTAAGTTGACATACGATATATTCAATTCCGAAGAGTCTAGACAGATTCTAGAGGAAATGGGTTTCAACGTAGGTTATTTATCTGTGGATAGAACAGATAAACCTTATTTAGACTTAGTAGAGATAATGTATGAAAAGCGTATAAAACTATATGATTATCCTATACTTCGGTATGAGTTACTTAACTTGTTACATGATAGGATAAGACGTAAAGTTGACCATCCTAAAGTAGTTACAGATGATGGCTTTGTTGATTACGATGGTAAGGGTAATGATGGTGTTACTGGTACTAGGGTAGGTTCTAAGGACGTATCTGATAGTCTGTGTGGTGCTATTCAAAATGCGTTACAGAGTACTGTATCTGATGCTGAGGGTAATAATGGTACGTTTAGTGATTTCTTAATGGCTAATCGAATAGGTTCATATGCTGGTATAGATGCACCAACTGATATATCAGTTGAAGAGATGATAGACAGGCAGATAGATGATATGATAGAAGAGATGGAGATTAATGGTTTCTATTAGATTGGGGTATATATGGCATGGTATGATTTATTTGTAAATCGTAGGGGTTTACAAGATACTAGCATTTCTAGTGACATTATCGATGAGGTAGGTACAATAAAAGAAAGTGTACCTAATGATGTTGTTAGAGAGGTTAAGATTGTTGAGGATAATAGGGGTAATACTTTCTTTGATGGTAATATTGAAAGTATACACTCTAAACCTGTTAATGAGGGTTCTGTTAGTCTATCTCCTAGTAATTTACAACAATTATTAGGGACAGATGATAAAAATACTTTAGGTCAAATTGTTGAGGGTATTAGAGGTGATTACTCTTTAAAAGAGATTTTTGCTGAGAACGAAGAGATGTCTAAGGATTCAGTGATTGGTTCTGCTATGGAGATTATTGCCGATGATGCATGTACTCCTGATGAGACAACAAATAAAGTTATTATGATTGAATCTTCCGATGAGGGTTTGAAAAAATTCTTAGAGGATTTCTTGATTAACAATATTAAAATTGATGATAGAGTATGGTCTTGGGCATACGAGATTGTTAAACATGGTGATTTCAAGCTAAGGCGAAGAGAGTACTACGCTGGTTCTGCTAATAGCGGTATTAAATCCGTATACTATGAAGATGTTATTAATCCTTATTTAGTATCACGTATAGAGTATATGGGTAATGTACTTGGTTATGAGGATGAGGACTATTTATTTGATAGTGGTAGTTATCAAGATGCTGGTCAGTTCACTTCTGGTACGATGGGTGGTAGTGCTAAGTTTGAGAAGAGTGATGAGTTTGTACATTTCATTTCTTCTAAACTTTCTAAACGTGAGAAGATTAAGTTAAATGTTAGGAAGTCTGATAATACACAAGAGGAAGTAACATGCTATAGGGTAGTAGGTACTTCTATTGTAGATAGTGCTAGGACTATGTTTAGAATTAATGCACTAATTGATAATATTCTTGTTTTATCACGTATTGCACGTTCAACTCAATTTAATCTTGTTAAGATTGAGGTTGGTAATGCTAACGCTGGTCAAACACAACAAATGCTTTCAGATGTTAGACGTAGATTTCAAGCTAATTCTAAGATGACTAAGGGTGTTGGGTTTAGGTCTGACCCATCACCTGTTCCAATCAATAGTAACATTTATTTACCTACTAGAGATGGTAAAGGTGATGTGACTGTTGAGAGCATTGGTGATGGTGTTGACGTTCAATCTATTGTTGATGTTGATTATTTTACAGATAAGCTTTTTGCGAGTTTAAAAGTTCCTAAACAGTATTTAGGTTTTGCTGAATCATTGGGTTCTATGGGTAACAATTCACTTGTTAAACAAGATTTAAGGTACGCACGTTCAATTTTAAGGGTTCAACAAATTTTGATTAATGGTATTACTGATTTGTGTGAAAACTACTTAAAATATCGTGGACGTGGTTCCGATGTTGGTGCATTTAAGATTTATATGCGTCCGTTACCAACTAGTGAGACATCTACTAGGGTTGAGGAATTTGTATCTAATCTTCAAATGATAGATTCAAGTAGTGCTTTCTTAGACTCATATGCTGATTACATTGATAAGGCTAAATGGCTTAAATCAATGTTAAATCTTGCTAATATTGATGCGAATGAAGTTGCAACAGATAAATTTAAAGACATTCTATCTGCTTTAGAGGATGGTACTTATGATGAGGGCGAATTCGCTACTGAAGAACCTAGTGGTGAAGAGGATGCTCCATGGTAATTAAATAGTGTTGTTTTTATAAGATATATCGTATATAATAGTATTAGTTATATGCGATATATCTTTTTTATTTTTTAGGTGGTTGAGATGAGTTTAAAAATTAAAAATGCACCTTGCTTTAATTGTGGGGATAGATTTGTTGGTTGTCATAGTAAATGTGTTAAGTATAAGGAATTTTCTGATAGTAGGAATGTCAATAGAGATGTTAGATTACAAGAAATAGATGTTGATACATATTACAATCGTAAGCATTTGTCTATGAGGAGGAGATATTCATGAGTTTATTTGACGAATTACAACAAGCCATATTAGATGGCGACATGGATTTAGTTGCTGATTTACGCAGACGTATAATGCAAGGTGAGAGGGATGAAAGTTTAGATAAGAATATGATACAAGCTATAATTAAAAAAGAGCCTGGTAGGGTTATTCGTTCAATCATTAATTCTGATGATTTGGATGAGATTTCTTGTTTTAAAGCGTGTAGTTCATTGTTAACACATAACATTATTGAAGCACAAATAAATAATAGAGACATTAATGATTATCCTATTAATGAATTATACATTATTTTAGGTACATTCATTAATGATGGTTTAGATAGAGGTAAAGATGACTTTAAAAAATTTGTTACAAAAAGGTACAAGAGATTCATTTAACCTTGATTTGGAAGATATTCTAAATGAGGAGTATCTTCCTTTTTCTTTTTTAATTGATAAAAATAGAGATGCTAGATATTATGAAGATTTCTTAACAAAATATCAAGCAATAGCTTTTGATAGTAGATATGATAAACTTTTAAAAGAGGGTAAATCATTACAATCTATTAATGAGGCAACAAAGAAAGAGTTGCTAAGTGGTGCTGAAAGTAAAAGAAAAGCTAGGGCAAAAAAGTTAACTACTACATACAAAGGTGTTAACAATGATGGGTGTATTGAGTTTGTAACGAATAGTCAATATACACCTAATAAGAAATATCAACAAAAGATAAAGTTAAATGATGTCAAGGATATAAAAGCATTAAAAGACTTTAAGAAGTCTGAGATAACACGTTTATTACTTGATGGTGATTTATCAGTATATTGCAGTTGTGATGATTTCCTATATAAAGGTTATAAATATATGGCTTGGAATATGGGTTATGGCTTAGATAAAGAAAATAGATTTCCTAAAATTAAGAATCCTAATCTAGAGGGTACTATCTGTAAGCATTTGATAGCTGTTTTATCTGTTATGTCTTTTAATAACAACAAAATAACAACTGACTTATTTAAAACTAAAGTAGTTGGTTCTTTACGTGATAAGAAGAGTAGTAATTTATCTAAATTACGTAGTAAAGAGGCTTTAACCAAACATAAGAGTAGATGGAATGGTTTAGGTAAAGATATAGCCAAAGGTAGAAATGCTAGGTTAAGGAATAAAAACAAGGCAATTAGTGTTTCTAAAGGTAGGCATAGGTAATTATAAGTAAATTAGTAAGGTACTATATATAAGATTAGTACTAAATTTATATAAGTTTAATACGTTAAATGCGTTTTTTGAGGTAAAGGAGTATTTATAGTGTCTACATATTTAGTAAAGTATAGACTAGATTCTAAAGTATTCAAAGATGTCTTTGGTGACAATTTAACGTCTGTTTTTGATTTGCCAGAGTTGAAAGAGACAAACATTAAAAATAAAAAAGCAAAAGATATCTACGAGACATTGTTGAGTCAGTCTAGGTTATACAACGTAAACGCAACTCCGATAAGTGACTTATTTGTTAAACTAGATAAACAATATGGTCTATCCGAGGGTTCTGAAGTATGTTGTGTGTATACAGATAAGCAAGTTGATACGTATAAGTTTTTAGGTATGGACGTATCTGATGATTTTAATGTGTACATTAAAACATATAGTGGCTCTATTCGTGTTGAGAGTTTGTATAATAGGGATTTAATTCTTAATTCTAACTGTGAGTTTGACAGAGGTCAAACAAAAGGTAAGATTTCAAGAAGTAGAGCCAAAGAGATTGCTAATGAAGTATTTAGTGAAAATGGTATGGGTTATGATATCGCACGTGCAGTAGCTACAGCTTTGAAATGTGGTGGTGCATACTCATTAGCTAGTGGTGTTAAGAAGATGAGTATCGGTAGTACAGAGGAGGCAATGGATTTATTGTCTAAGAGCGTTCTTGCTGATATTGTTAGAAATTACACTGGTGATAATGGCTCTAGTTCAGAGAATGATGTTTTCGATAGTATTGTTTATAATATCGTAAAATCAAAAGTAAATGTACAAAATATGGCTGTTTCTGATGAGACAGTTAATGATATTGTATTTGTTACATTAAAGTACTTATTCTATTATTGGGGTACAATCGCTGGTTTATATTCTAGGGTTAAGGTTGTATTAGGCTCTTTAGATACACTATCTTATATTGCTAGGTTGCAGTTAGGTGATACAGATTTCTTCGCTCAATATAAAAATATGTATGAGTTTAGAGAGATGCATCCTAGTGAAGAGTTTGATAACGCAACTGAGTTGGCTGAACAGCCAGCTGTTGGTTTCTCTTTAAGTGGTATTGTTAAGACACATGCGTATACAGATTATCTAGCTATTAAAGGTGCTAGTGATATCATGCTTAATATTGATAGTGCTGAAGCTTTTAAAAACTTTAATGATATTCTTATTTCCAATGTTGATAATACAGACCAAAATTCTTTGGGTGATATTGAAACATTGTCTAATGAAGAGTTACAGGCTTTAGCTAATATCGATGCATTACGTTATATGACTAGTGATGATTCTTCATTAAATCCTAGTGCATACGATTTATCTGACAAGGACGAGAGGGATTTGTATTTTGATAGTGTTGTTAGGACATATGATAAAAAGTTCAAAGCATATAAACCTGTTAAAGATACTGGGATTGTAAATTCTTTGTTGGATACTGTTGAGAATGGTACTATTAATTCCTTAGAGTTGATTACTAGGGATGCTGAAGATGATGGAATTACTGATGTTATTTCGTTGACAGGTACTGAGTTACAGATTGATACTGATAAGAAAATGTTACGTAGGATTCTTATGTTAGTTCATAAGATGAGTACTAAGTTATTGAAGAAATTCTTATAATATGGATAATGTTATCACAAAAGATAAAGTTACTTACATTGATACTGAGTGGCTTAAAAAATTACATTCATTTAGTAGTGTTAATAAGTTTTTTATAAAATCAACTCAGTTTGCAAAAAATGGTGAAAAGAAAAAGATACGAGAACTTAAAGATAGTAGAGATTATGTTAGGGTGTCTGTTTCAGACGCTGATAGTGAGTTTATTAATATCTTGGGATTATCTGTTAATGTATTGAATGGTGATATAGCTTTAGGGTTAAATGTTACAAGTGATTATATTGTTATAGGTAATATATCTAGCGTTATAAAATCCTCATTTAAGGTTAAAAACTTGC